TCATAAATTTTGAGGAAGCCATCTTCTTCCCCAATAATTACTATGAAGTGTCCTCCGGTAAGTGAATAAACCGTTACCACAAGATGCTATAATGTAATTGTTATCGTGTAATTTTTCAACTACAGTTTCTAAATTTGAGGTTTCCTGGTATTCAATATTGAATATATCAGCCGTCCAGCGAAAAGCGGACCAATAGGTTCCAGAATTATAAGAACGGTAGCCGTATTCTGTATACAGTCTAGCCATCGTATCTGGAGTAATTGTTCCTTTTATAGAACTTACAACCATCGCTGCTGATGTCGGACCACAACCAGAAGTTCCAATAGTTTGTGAGTAATCATTGTGATTGCTATACATCGTGTTTTTCCATCTTGAGTCTACTTGGCTATAATAGGTTAATCCTGCATATTCTCCTAATGTTACAACCGGAGCCTTGTCGGAGCCATTATATGCTATCTCGCCTTGTTCCTCAAACTGTTCCGCTTCTGTTTCCTGTACCTCTAGAACTTGCTCGTCCGCTTCTTCTAATTCTGGTAGTTCTGTAGTAGATAAATTGCTATCTTCAATAATATTTAGGATGGTTTCTGCACCGTCTGCGATTTTGTTAACCTCTTCTTCCGTGTACTCCACGCCAAAGAAAATTGCCATTACTGCTAGAATAAGCGTAATAATGGCAATGATAATGTTTCTCTTATTTTTCATTTTCTTTATTTCCTTTCTTTCAAAATTGTTAAATCTTCTCTGATATGTCCAAATTGTTTTATCGACCTTTCATCGTGCTGTCGAAATTCTTGCGTGTTTATGTCGATGCTCGTTTTTAATAAATTAAGGCTTTCTGCAATGTTCCTATTCGAGGTAGATAACTCATTTAGAATTTTATTGCTTGCTTCCCTTTCTAATTTCTTCTCTTCTTTTTCTTCTGCCTCTTTTGATTTTCTGTCTTTTCTATCGTAGAAGAGAAATACAATAAAAAGAACAGCCATGACGACTGTTCCACCATTGTTCAACAAGACATCGATTATTCTCTCTAAGACTTCCATCGCTTTCTCCTTTCGTTTAATTAGTTCCATATAATTCTCGTACATAAATTTCATGAGTGCTATCTACTGAATTACCTCCACCTGATGCACTAAGTTCTTGATATGAAGACCATAAGACCTTCAACTCTGTATCGTTTATAACTTTTAATGCTGTAACTACAATTTGGGTTACGCCATTTGTTCCTGCAAAACTTCTGCTAAAATATATTTCTGTATTTGTATTTATTGTGCTAGTAACTGCTGAACCATAAAAATTTCTATCAGACATTCCATTTACAAGATGCAGAAAATTGAAATCCTTAAAACTTTGCTTAAGTTTAATTGTATCTCCTTTTTTGGCAGAACCACTCCATAATAGAGATTTACTTTCCAATTTCTCTATTCTTTCTCGTAATACCTTGAATGTTGTCATTTCCTCATATACACCTTGTTCGTTAAGCATATACATTTTATTATTTGTTGTGTCATACCAATATTTCCTGCGATTTTTCGCAGGTTCACTAGCACTTTTAATTATGCCATTTTGATCTAAAAACATATTCTATTTTCAAGAGCATTTTGAACGATTTTAATCCTTTGTGTAAAACACATCTACAATTCCTTCAAAGTCTGTTCTATCTTGTTGAGTTACTATAGCAATTCGATAGTCTGAAATTAAGGAACATGATATGCTTGCTGAACTGTCTCTAGGGTCAATGTATGGCAAAGGCATTACATTTGCCTGTGATGTTTTATTTTGTGCAAAGCCTTCTGGTTTTCTTGTCCAATGCACATTAGATAAACCACTCGCAATAACTAATGAGGATTTATTGGGTAGTGTTCCAACATTTATTCTTTTTTGATATTCCACTTTTCCATAGACTGTTTTTCCTGTTTCAACTTCTTGTCCTACAACAATATTTATTGATTTTTCCAATTTTTTATATTTACCATCAACTAATTGATGCATTTCATTTTCTGTTGTATTAAGCCAGTATTTGCGTCTGTTCTTAACTGGTTCTGTAGGACTAAGTATTACACCGTTTTTATCTAAAATCATTCAAAATCACGAGGAAGTATGCTAACTTCTAGTTGCTCTCTACTTCCTCCTTTTGCTCCAATTTGTTCACTAAAGAGTAGACTCTCTCTCTCTCTCTCTCTCTCTCTCTTACAGCCACAAGGCTTTGCTTTGTTCATATTTTTACTCCTTTCTTTATCTATAATATATCTGCATACTCGGATTTACACCTTCTCCCAAAGTAACAGATACTATAAAATCATTAGTATTTTTCTTTGTTACTTTCAAAATTGATGAACCCATAAATGTCCCACTAGAATTAAAGTTATTTGATACCAATTCGAAGGTTCCATCATTGTGCCATTGTTCCTTCGGAATTGTTAAATATCCAAATGTGCCATTATCTTTTCCTAAACTTCTAACACTAATTTCTGTTAAGTCATTCCAAGAAATGGGAATTGTTGCTATATGAGTTGTTTTATCATAGGTAGCCTGTTTCCAGACTAACTTTTCTTCTAATTTTTTAATTCTTTTTTTTAAGTTCTCAATTTCCTTATCTACATCATGATTGACTAGGTCCATTTTCATACACCCCCTTGATAATAAACATGAATACATCGCCTGGAAGTGCTTCCATGTCATCAACACACTGAATTTGATTAGATAGTGTTCCTTCCTCACCCACTTCCACATAATGACCATCTAGGTCAGTCAAGTCAGTTGCTTTAATCATTCGCTCTCCGTTGCCATAAATTTCTAGTACATTTGCCCCCACTTTGTAATACGCTGGTAGTGTGATAATTGATGTGGTTTCTGTTATTTTTACTAAATATGAATATTCTGGTTTGACAAGGTTTTCCATATTTTCAAAATTTGCAATTCTTGCATTTTCATTAGCAATTCTCGTTTTTTCCGCTTCTGCCCTCTCGCTTTCTGCGGTAACTCTGTTTTCCTCTGCGGTAGTTCTTTGGGTTTCTTCATCATTTCGTAAATCTTCGGCGGCTACTCGTTTTTTCTCTGCCTTATCTCGCTCTGTTTCCGCTTCTGTTTTATTTTCCTCATTCTTTACTCTTTGAGTTTCCGCTTCGGCTCGTTTTTCTTCGTTTTGCTTTCGCTCTTTTTCCAGGGTAATCGCATCCTCCAAAATTTCAATGTAATTTGGAGTATTATCCGATTGTATGTTTTCTTTCGAACTAGGTTCAATTTTGACAGGTATAAAAAAAGAAGAAACAACTTCATTGTCCTTCTTTAACTCTACTTCTATTTTCGATTCTCCTGCTAATCTGACACAGTCTGGTAATAAATTTACAACAACCTGGTTATTTGCAATTTCACATTCCTGCATTACTATTGTAGTATCAGACTTTGTAAATATTAAATCTGCAGACATTCCTTCTAAATTTATCTTGGTTGAATTATCATAAATATCAAAGGTTAGTTCTGTAGTATCAAACTGTTTCAATTTTAGTGGACAATATTCTGTAACCTTTAAGTCTGCAGTTATAATTTCTTGTCTTTTCAAATTTTCTCTCCTCCCTTCTTTTTATTTCATATAGCCAATTACATTCAATACCGCTTCTGCAGTTCCTGTTTTCTTTAATCCAGCAAAATTCGGACTATCTATTGTTCCTGCAGAAGGAATAGCCTCTGCTGTTTCCACAATAAATGTCGTTCTTCCTGTGGAATTAAGCCAATTCTTAAGGTCGATTGTTTCTACTGTTTCAGCCGCATGATTGTTGATTTCTGGATTTTTAGCTGTAAACTTTCCTCCAGGAAATGCGTTTGTTACTTCTGTTTTCTGTGTAAAGGATGCAATAGATAAACACCCTCCTAGTGCTGGGGCCTCCAGAATAGAATTTGCATTTGTAACCTTATATAATCTTATATTTTGAGCATAACCCCAAAAATACTGACCATCGTTTTCCCAATGCACAGGATTGTGAATTAAGGATATTTTTGCAGAAGTTACCACAAAATTTGCTGGAATATGACATTCAATTCTAAGCCCGTCTTTAATATACTCTTCCATATCCCACTTAAAGCCTAGAAAAGCATCTGGATTTTTGACCAAGAATTGAAAACAACTTAAAACGCCATTTCCGCCAATTAGTTTAGCACCATTGCTCAAAGACACCCCCTTATTATCTAAGAGAACCATCAAGTTCGCTGCTGCATCTTTGATTTCTAATTTTCCGCTTTTATTGCCATTTCCACCGAGCGTAAGTACATCTCCATAAAGACGAGCCAAACTCATTGAACCTGCTTTAATCAAATTAGCACTCAAAATCCCTGCTGTGATAAAATCTGCAACAATTTCTCCGGCCATTGTAATAGCAGTTCCATACGGTCCATTTATTCCAGAAGAACTATACGCAAATCCATTCATGTTCCATCTCCAGATTTTTGTGGCCGTATTGGGATCTGGTGTATCCATAATCAGAATCTCTTGCGGATTTTCGACTGGTCTTATGCAAACATATCCTCTAGTTGCCTTCAAAATCAAATCTGTGGCATTTTGTTTCGCATTAGATAAAATATCATTACTTATTTCTGCTGTCTCCTTTTTGACTGTTCTCGTAATTGTTTTTTGCGAATCACTTACATAATTTGCTTTGAACTCTCCTAGCTCCAAACTTATAAATCTATGGGTCAGGCTATTATAAACTGTTCGAATAACTCTTACCTTGATTTTCATCTTCCCAAGAATTATTGTTACAGTATCTCCTAATTTTACAGAATTTAAGATTTTATATTTTGAATATTCTGTCGTTTGCGACAAGTCCACAAAGTCGACTTTAACATTGATTTTCGGCTTATCAATATTGTTTTTTGAAAACTCTTCAGCTGCTCTGCTACGCATTTCTTCATAACATTCCTCGAGAGTGTTAAAACCTTCCTCGTCTCCCTCTTCTTTTAACTTGATGTCTGAATATTCAATTTCACCAATTTTAGGATGCGGATATTCTTCAATTAAAGGGCTGTCAATATACTTTTCTGGTAGCAAAAGGCCATCATATCCAATTGGTCTTAACCTGGTAATAACATTCGAATCGTTTTTTGAAAATTCAATTCCAGTTAGATTTTTACCATATTTTATTGTATAGCCTTTGTCCTCGCCTCGTTGTTGAAGCATCCTTACATTAAAGTTATCCCTTTGTAGCTCTCCACCCCAGACATTTACAAAACTGTTATCTAAATCTCCTATAATTGCTTCAAGTGGATTTTTTCTAACATACCTTGCACTTGCTTGATTCGTAATGTCGGAATATCCTTTGAAAAGATGGTTGTATTGTGTATGCGTCAATATCCAATCAATTGCTCCTGCTCCATTTTGGTTTTGTGGGAATGTATCATCCAGAGCATTATCTCGCAAATCGTATGTAATATGCTGTGGCTTCGCTGTTATCATTGTTAGATTTTCGTTTCGGTTTTTGATACGAAATAACTGCCTTTCTGCTTCTCCAGTATCAACTTTGATTATCATGTCATTTTCAATTTCTGGAGCATACTTCCCATTTTTAGGATATTCAAAATCAATTGTACACTCTCCATTTAATTCTTCTGTTACTTCGCATTTTGTAGTATCTTTCAAACTTCCGATTCCGTTGTTGTTAAAATCAGATGTTTTTGTGAATTTCGCATTATATAGATTTATCATACAAAAGCACCTCTGTATTTCAAAGTAAGACCAGTACAATTTCCAGTCCAGGAAATTGTATTTTTCCCTGGTTGTAGTTTTGGAAATTCTGCACACTCAATGTCTTGATTACAGCTTTTTTCGCCCTTGAAAGCCTCTTCCATTTCACAGTCAAATTCAATATATTCCTCTATTTTGTGAATTGCAATTTGCGTATTGTTAATAGACAAAGTTATTTCTCCTACTCCTTCTAATTTGATATATGGAGAAACCTCGTGTGTACTGTCTTGAATATCTATTGTTGTTCCCTCACTTAAAAATAGCACCTTCTCTTTGACAGAAAGTGCTATTGGCTGGATTTCAAAATGAATTTTGAATTGATTGCATACCCTATAAACCTGCTCATAATCAATTTGGTCTTTTACAATGGCCTTGTAAAATTTGTCTAGTTCTGTACTTAGGATTAGCTCTCCTTCGCCATTAAGCCAAGAGGAAAGCACACGCATATTTGAATCTGGCATCATTGTGCAAGTAATCTCGTAACTAAATGTCTCATAAGACTTCTGGTCTATGTATAGTTTCCCATTTCGTCCTGGTACATCAATTTCTTCATATCGCTTTTCTGGCTTTGAAATACTCGGTAATGAATTTACAATGATACCTCTATCTTTGCTATTTATTCCGTTAAAAATAAAAAATGGAATCATGCTGGGCTTCCTCCTTTACTTAATATTTTTTCTTCTAGGTACATGGCTAGTAGTTCTGAAATTTCTTTTACATCTTGCTGCGTATTATTGATAAATTTATCAATTTTTATTTCTAATTTTATTGGACCGATTTCTTTTACATTTTGATTATTTTCTGTTTTTACAACCTTTTCATTTATTGGATTTCCTAAATTGCGATTATATTCTGCATTTTGCTCTTTTGTTAAAACTCTTTCTCCTTTATCCAAAAATGCAGGATAGTAATCTTCTGGAACATAGTCAATACCTACTTTCAATCGAGGAATTTCCCTAATATTCAGTCCTTTTCCTCCAATTCCAGGAACCCAATCAGGAATTTTAATCTTATTGATTCCTCGTATGAATGAGTTAATTCCATTTATGATAAAATTGATTGGACTTTTGAACATATTTCCAAGTCCAGAAACAATGTTTCCAAATATATTTTTAATATTTTCCCAGGCTCCGCTTCCAGTTTCCTGTAAAAACATTTTTGATAAAATTCATAATATTTTCAAAGACCGTTTTCGCTGCATTTACATATTTAGAGATATTTCCAAAACTATTTGAAAATGCTCCTCCTAAAATATTTGCAACATTTTGGAAAGCAGTCTGCAAGGGCTTTATTGCTATGTTTATTAAGGCAGTTATTAACTGTGTGAGCGGTGGAACAATGAAATTGATAAGCTGTAAAAGTGGATCTAATACTAACATCAACAAGTCTATGATAGGTTTCAACAAATCAATGACTGGCTGTAAGAGTTGTAGAACCGGCTGTAGTAATTGCATTAAGATTGGAAGAACTTGCTCTATGATTTGTAAAATTGGCGGAAGTAACATATTCAGCAAATTTACAAGTGGTGGAAGTAATTGCTCTAGAACTTGTGAAATGAATGGAATCAGCTGTTGTAGTAAATTTGAAATAGTCGGCATAATAGATTGCATTAAATTCATTAGTGGTGGTAATAGTTGTGAAAATAAATTGGTTATAACTGGAGTCATCTGCGAGAAAATTCCTTCAATCATTGGCATATTATCCATAATAACCTGAATGATTTGCTGCAAGATAGGCATCAAGGCATTTCCTAAAGGCAACAGTAACATTTCAACATTTCTTTTTAAGCCTTCAAACATATCTGAAAGATTGTCATACTTGATTTCTTTGATTTGTCCCATCGTGTCAGTCAAGCCATTAAAAGCATCATCCCAATTCATAATCTGTAATACAGATTCTGCTCCTAGGTCTTCCCACATCGTTCCAAATAAGGCTATTCCTACTTGGTTTTGTTTCATTGGGTCTTTTATGCTTTCTAATCCCTCTAACACTTCAAAAAAGGCTTTACTTGCAGATTTTCCTCCTTGTGCAAATTTCTGCGAGGTTGCATCTGCATTCAATCCAATTTCTGCAAATGCATTTTTTGTGCTATCACTTCCATCTTTTGCTCGAATGCCAAATTCTTTGATTGCATCTCCTACTTTATCTATGCTAAATGCTCCGGAATCTGCACCAGCTTTTAAGAAATTAAACATTCCAGCTGCATCAAATCCTAATTGTTCAAAGTGTACTGAATATTCATTGATAGTGTCTAGTAAATCTCCATTTTTATCTAGCCCACTTTGTGCTCCTTGTGCCATCAAGTTATATGCTTCCTCAGACGATATTCCAAATTGGTCCATCATCATTTTTGCGGATCTAACACTTTCATTTACTTCAAACCCAAAGGTATCTCTCAATGCTAATGCGTTTTCGGTAACATTTTGCAGCTCAATTTCGTCGATTTCTTTTAATTGTGTTTTTACTTGAGACATACTATCTGCAATGTCTTGAAAGTCCTCGCCATAGTTATTTTTGTAAATATTCTTCAAAACTTCTTCATATTTTCCAGAAGCCTCTGTTGCCTCTCCAGTTGAAGCGATAAAACTTCCCATAGCTTTGTCAACTTCTACTGCAGTATTTACAGCTGCTCCTCCGATTGCTCCCGCTGCTGTAATTGCTGCTCCTCCGATTGCTAATCCCCATTTCGCTGCAGTTTTTGCAACCCCCATAAACTTACTTCCAAGACTTTCGCTCTTTTTCCCTGTTTTTTCAATTTTTTCGTCTGCTTCTGTTGTATCAACAAAAATACTGCCAAACAACTTAAAAATCTCCATTATCCTCACCTACCTCTCCCTTTTGTTTTTCGTAAATTTCTACAATTTTCATTCCTTCTTCAAGAATTTCCTGATCCGTTAATTGACTATTTTTACTTTCTCTATCGATGTTTTCATATAGCTTCTTTTTGTATTCTTTTAGAGAAACAAATTTCATAATTCCTGATTCCATAAGCGGATATAATGATTCCCATCTTTCTTCAATTCGTTTCTCGCGACCATAGCGCAAAAAATCCGCTAATTTTCTTAGCGGATAATCTTTAATATTGGCTATTCCAAAATATCTATTTAGAATGTATAATTTCTCTTCTATTCTGAGATAGCCTTTTGTTTGAAAAAACTAATAAAATCCTTATCATTCATTAGTTCTTTTATGACTTCTGTTATATCAATTTTCTTTGCTTCTTCTTTTGAAATTTCTTTGTATGATGCTACAAAATCAATTAAATCGTCTTTTACTTCATGAAGTTTTCTTCCTGATCGCAACACGATTTTCATTCCAACTTTGTTTTGGATTTCTTCTTTTTCTTTTTCCTCTTTTCCTTTAGCTACTGATGCCATTTTTACCATTTCATCGATAAATTTGTCGTCAATATCCATTTTATCAATGATGGAACTTAGTAAACAAATTGAATCTATTGTTAATTTCATTTTATATCTCCTCCGGATTTACAGGATTTTCTGGAACCACAGGCTCCATTGATTCGATGTCCTCAATTTCATAAATCGGTTCTGTTGACTCATCTGTATATTTATGATGAGCTCTATATGCAAGTTCAATTTCTCCCTCTGCTTTTTGAACCATAGAATAATCTAGTCCATTCTTATCAAGAGCTCGTCTAATGGTAATCTTTACATATTCTCCGCTAATTTTTTGCCCAAAAACTGTGATATTTTTGATATAATTTTCTTCTTTGATTACCCCCAATTCCCCTGCTTCAATTTTTGTAATTTTTTTAGTAGCTGCATCTCTTGTTATTTTTGAACCTGGTAATTTATCAGCGAAGGTTTCTAAAGAAGAGTTTAGGGATTTTACTGTCAAAGTTGCATTTTCATCATCTACAGTAGTCAATCCTTGTGTATCTCCTTTTTGGCCATCAACTTCAATATTTCTGTAAGTTCTTTCTACCTTAAAATTTGCTCCTCCCCTTGTTGGTCCAAGTAGAGCTTGGTCTTCATGTCCATAATTCTTAAAGACAATTCCATGATCTAGTTGAATATTTTCAACCATTTCCTTTGTTAAATTTTGCATCTTAATTTTCCTCCTTTTTATTGGTATTCATACATTTTAATCTCAAATGTTAATACTCTAATTTTTATAAACCTTTCCTCGTCAATTTTTGTGTCGCAGGAATTAAAAAAAATAACATAAGCATAACCTTCTTTCATTTCCCTTTTTCTATCAAGTAGTTTTTTTAGGTCATCACAAATTTTCTCAATCTCTGTTGTATCACTATCCTCATCTACTATTTCAATTTCAAGGTAATAAGGAATATGTACTTCGTCATTTCCCTCTTTTATATCAGAAACAGAATACGGAAATTCCGAATCTTCGTGTGCATTTAGGAAATAGTTATGTATAACAGGATCTATCTGTTTTTTTATTTCTGTTCTTATAAAAATTCTTGGTTGTTCCATTTATCCCTGCTCCTCTCTTTCGTCAATTAAGCCTTTTGCTTTATTTTCGTCTTCGATTGATTTGATGTAAGTACCTTGAATTTTTCTAATCTCATTTTTCTGTTCTTGAACTGTATTTGTCATTTGTGCTATTTTTCTTCTCTTATTCGTTCCAATTTCGTCAAATCCAAGATAAAAGCCTGCAGGTTTATATCCTACCTGCAGACTTCCGTCTTTTCTTGCCCAATATTGAGTATTTTTTCTCCCTCGTCCAGTTCTTCTGGAAATCTTTTCTTTCGTTCTTCTTATTATTAGTTTACCTACATCTTTATTTGCTGCATGAACTAATTGCTTTAATGTATATTGTGTACGGTCAACATTACTTATGTATTCTACTCCATTTTTAGTTATTTTTATTGGCTTCGGTAGTGCCATAGGCCATCACCTCTTTGTTCGTAACAGAAACAACCGTTAATTCAATCTTTTCTTCGGATCTTCTTTCGTAGGTTTTTATAATTTTATAGTTTCTATTTTTATATTCCAAAAACATTTCTCCAGAATATTCAAATTTCCATATTAAAAATTTCATTTCTGGTTTTAGTCCAACAGCAGAGGCTTGATAAAACTCGGATTGTCTTATTTCTAACTTTTGAGATAATCGTTTTATTTTTTTTAATTTTTTGATAGGATCTCCTATTGCATTTTCCGTATTTTCGGTTTTTAGCAAATATATTACTTCATCCATTCTTTTCACCTTTTTCTGTGTATTCCTTTGTAGAACACATAAAATTTTTGTTTTCTTCAAAGACTTCTTGGAATCTCATTGCAATATCTTTGTCTGAAAATCGAAACTGCGATTTGATATATGCTAGAATTGTGCTACAAATCAAATTATCTTCTAGAGTAATTTTAGAAGGCAAGATGCCAGATAATTCTAGTTTTTTAATCGCAGCTTGCTCAAGCTGTCTTAATTCTTCATCAAATTCTTCAATTTCCAATCCCACACTTTTTCGAATTTTTGAAATTTCTAAAATTTCTTCTGGCATCTTTTTCCCTCCTTATTCCCCTAAAATTTCTGAAATAATTTCATCTTTTCTAGCTTTAGTTAATTCGATTTTTTCTTTCTCCGCTAAGTCTTTTAATTGATTAACAGTCAGTGCTTCCAATTCTTCTTTTGTATGATTTTTTTGACACTCTGGATTATATGGTTTTTCTGGTTCTGTTTTTTCTTCTTCGCTTTTATCTTTTGAAATTTCTGGTGTTTCTTCTACAACCATAATATCCTCTACTCTTCCAGCATTTGCCGCATTTAATTCCTTCATTCTTTCTACAGATACTTCAAGAATATCATTTACTTTTACTATTTTCTTTGTATTCTTGTCTGTGAAACTTTTTAACGCTTTATATCTTACAATAATTTTCATTTCCTATATTTCCTTTCTTAAATTTCTTGTTTTTCGTCGTTTACAGGAGCTACTGCAGTTCCTTTTTTTACTCTTACAAATCCATTGGACGCAACAACATTTCCTCCAGCAAACACAGATCCTCTATGAGCAATTTGTCCTTCCTTGAATTTATAATCTTCACTCTGTTTAATTTCTAATTCAGAGAAGATACCAATCTCATAATTTGATAGCGAACCATAAGCCATGCAGTAATCCCCATCAGCTGTTTTTGGATTAGTTAATGCTTTAGCAGCACTATTTAGAACAAATGGAATCTTGTTGATTTTTCCAGTATTTCCATTAAGTTCAATACTATAATAATCTTTTCCATCTGTTGTTTTTACTTCTGCGAAACCTTGTAAGTCATTTTTGTTTAGGATTAAGCAAGCGTCATTTGCAACATCTTCTTCTCCACCATATCCAAAAATGATTTTATTTAATGTAGTGTTATCAATTTTATCAATTACAATATCTTTGTTGGCATCAATTGCAAATCCCTCTGGATTTGTAAAGATACCTTGAAGTCTTCCTTTTGTTCCATCTCCAACTAAAATATCTTTACTCATTTTCTTTTTTACCGCAATTGAAGTACCATTTACAACTCTATCATGATATGCAGAATCTGCTAATCGTTTTATTTCTTCTGGTTCTTCTTGATATGCTGTAATCTTTTGCTTTTTAATCTCAGCATAATCAAATTTTGTTTCTACTTGCTTGTAATTACCATTTTCATCTGTTTCTCCACCTTCCCCATAAGATTTTACATATCCTCTTTCGTAGCTTTCTCCACCCTCTAATGGAGTGATAGTAACAAGGTCTACTAATGTTGATACTTCATTAAAAGTATCTTTTACTCCCTTTGCTGTGTGTTTTGGAACTGCAATTTTGCTAGTGCCAACCGTAATTGCTCTTTTCTCTTTTAGTTCTTTACCTTTTTGTGCTCTTTGCTCTTCTGATTCTTCTTTTTGCTCTGGAGTAGTAGTTTCTTCTCCTGGTTTCGTAATTCGTCTTACGACAATTTCACCTTTGCCATTTGCAGCATTTGTCATAGCTTGTGCTTTTGCTCTTTTTTCTTCCTCTTCTGCTTCCTCCACTGCTGCCTCTTCTTCTTGATTTAGAGTTTCAAGTTCTCCTTGTAATGCTTGAATTTCTTCTTCTGTAAGTTCAATTGTTCCTTCTACATTTGCTTTTAGGCTTGCTCTAATTTCAGCCTTTCTTTTTAAGATTCTTTTAAGTCTTTCGTTCATTTTTTTCACCTTTTACCTTTCTTTAATATGTATTTAATAATAAATTTTTACTTCTATCTTTTAGCGATTGGGACCTCACCAGGTCTTTCTGTTCTCTTTCAGCCACCGCCAATCGAGAACTCCTCGCAGAGATTGAAGTTGTATCGTAAGCGGGTATATCTACCGCACTGACGTCATATAGTTTTTTTATTTTTAGCACTCTCCATGTGTGCGTTTCTTGATCATATCTTTCTTTTTTTACTTTGAAACAAAAACTCATTTTATCAATGTA